AGGAAATAACAACATGTATTTTAAAATAGGATTTACAAAAGAATCAATTAGTAAACCCAATTATTCATATACTAAAAATTTTTTAGAAAGAATACATCGTTTTAATTTTTCAAAACAAAATTTAAAATTAAAAGGAATTGATATAAAAAATAAAACAGAAAAGGATATAATGAATGAATTAGGTTATTGTAGAGTATGGGATTGTGGAGTTACTAGATTTGGATTAAATATTAATTCTATTTTATTTTAGTAATATTTATAATTAAATTACTAATATGAATATACCAATATATAATGGTAATCCTACATTTACCACAGGTTCTACTCCATTTGGGTTTTATGATAATGACACCGATTTTCAATTAGATGCTGTTAGAGTAGCTAAATTTTGCGCTAATAGATTAGGTTACCCCTTAGTAGATATTGAATTACAGTCAGGCTCATTTTTTACAGCGTTTGAAGAAGCTATAACTAAATATGGTAATGAAATATATGCTTATAAAATAAGACAAGATTTTTTAGATTTAGAAGGAAATTCCACAGGTTCTTCTTTAAATAATGCTTTAATAAGACCTAATTTAGGAAATTTACTAAGAATATCAGATCAATATGCTGTTGAAGTTGGAACGGGGGGCGATTTAACATGGTATACTGGTTCTATAAGATTACAAGAAGGTGTTCAAGATTATGATTTAAACCAATGGGCCTTAGAACATGGATTACAAAATCAAGATATAGAATTTAAACGTTTATTTCATTCTCAAAAACCAGCATCTGTTAGATATCTAGATCCTTATTTAGGTGTAGGAGGTGGTTTTCAAAATGTATTAAATGATTTTGGGTGGGGTAATTATGGTGTTGCTAACCAAGCTACTTTATATCCTATATATTTTGATGTTCAGAAAATTCAAGAAATTGAAATGAATGATACTATTAGAAGATCTCAATTAAGTTTTGAAATAGCTAATAATATGTTAAGAATATTTCCTATACCTGATAATGGAAGTCATAATATGAATTTATGGTTTAATTATATATTAAAATCTGAAAGAAGTAATCCAATAGCGATGTCGGGTTCAAATAAAATAACTAATGTATCTAATGTACCATTTAATAACCCAACATATTCACAAATAAATTCAATAGGAAGAAGTTGGATTTTTGAATATACATTGGCCGTATGTAAAGAGATGTTAGGATATGTTAGAGGAAAATATTCAACGATCCCTATTCCAAATTCAGAAATATCATTAAATCAAGGAGATTTAATTACAGCTGCTACATCTGAAAAAGAAGCATTGATAGCAAAACTTAAATTATTTCTAGAGGAAACATCTAGAGAAAAAATACTTGAAAGAAAGTCTTTAGAAACTATTTCAAGAGTACAAGAATTACAACAAGTTCCATTTTTAATATATATGGGATAATATGAGTATGTATGGTGGTTTAAGAGATATTTCTTTATTTAGAAATTTAAATAGAGAGTTGTTAGGTAATATTATTACTCAACAAATAGTTTATTATAAGTTTGATGTTGTCAAAAATAAAATTAATATGTATGGGGAGGCAGTAATCAAAAATTTTCTTCAACCGGTTTTATTAAATTGTTTAGTTGAAAGAACAGATCAAGTGTGGGAATCAAGTGATTTAGGACCTGATATAACCGCTCCTTTTAAATTTGCTTTTTTTAAAGATGATTTAATAGATGCTAATGTATTTGTAGAGGTTGGTGATATAATAATGTGGTATGAAAGATATTTTGAAGTACAATCATTAATTGAAAACCAATTATTTGCAGGTAAAAACCCAGATTATCCATATAATCAAAATCCCCTAAACCCAGGATTAGAAAATTTTGGTTCTAGTATATCCTTAGTAGTAGATTGTCAATTAGTACCTGCCGATAAATTAGGTATAACAAAAGAAAGATCATAATGACTGAAAGAAGAAAACCAATACCAAAAACCCAAAAGGAAATAAGTAATGATCAAATTAATCCTTATGATAAAACTATAGGTAATCCTAATGATGCTGCTAAAATAAATGATCCAAAAAATAGAGCTAATCAATTAACATTTAAAGGAGATACAGTAAAACCTTTTAGTGTTGGTATTCAAGATATAGATGAATCTATAATTTATTATTTTCAAAACATTATTAAACCTGTAGTTTCACAAAATGGAACCCAAATTCCAGTACCTATAATATATGGTGCTCCTGAACGTTGGAAATCTGTTCAAAGAGATGGATATTATAGGGATAAAGATGATAAAATTATGGCTCCTCTTATTATGTTTAAGAGAAATACTATTGAAAAAAATTACTCTATAAGTAATAAATTAGATGCAAACCAACCAAATAATTATGCTGTATTTACTTCTAAGTGGAGTGATAGAAATAGTTATGATAATTTTAATGTATTAAATAATAGAAAACCTCAAAAAACATATCATGCTGTTGTAATCCCAGATTATATAACATTAAGTTATAGTTGTATAGTTTATACATACTATATTGAACAAATGAATAAAATAGTTGAATCTATTAATTATTCATCAGACGCATATTGGGGTGATCCTCAGCGTTTTAAATTTAGAGCTAAAATTGATTCATTTAATACTAATACTTCATTAAATCAAGGAGAAGAACGTTTAGTTCGCACTGAATTCAACATTAAATTATATGGTTATATTATACCTGATACTATTAATAAAAGTTTAAGTGCATTAAATAAATTTCCTGATAAAACAAAATTTATATTTTCATTAGAAACATCCAATACATTAGAAAACACAGAAACTACCCCTAATAATAAAACTAATAATGGTGGGTATAGAACAAATTCAAATGCTAGATTTTTAGATCAAACACCATTAGGAGCGTTTCAAGGAATTAATAATATTGATATAGCTAGTGTTATAACAAGTGGAAGTTTTACAAATCCTAATTTACAATTATATAGAGGAGATGATACTATAATTAGTATTGATTTAAGAACATTAATACCTTATACATCATCTTATGCTTTAACAGCATCTTATGCTCTAAATGCTGGAATAACTATAGATACGGGTTCATTTGTAACAACTAGCTCATTTAATTCATTTACAAGTTCATATAATACTGGTAGTTTTACTGGTTCATTTGTAGGAAACGGTAGTGGATTAACAAATATACCTACTCAATCTTTTAATACTGGTTCATTTGCTACAACAGGTTCAAATATATTTTTAGGTAACCAAATAATATCAGGATCTTTAAATATTAATGATTCCCAAATAATAGAAATAAAAATAACATCATCAATAGCAGGTACAAATATTTTATTACAACAACCAACAGGTTCTTTTACCTCAATTAATGGACGATATACTTTATACAAAGGAACTTCATCAAGAGCTGGGGAATTTATAACAGTATGGAACGGAATATCAACTTCATATTATGAAAATTCAACATCAGATATAGGAGACACATCGGATGTAATATTTCAACCATCTATAGTATCAAGTCAGATCCAAATAAATACTACAACTGTTTCACCAGGATGGTATATAAAAATGTTAATTACATATTTATAATAAAATATAAAGGTTGGATAGGGAAAACTAATATATAAAAAATGAATGAATTTATAATAAAAAATGGATTAATATCCAAAAATAATTCTATAATTAGTGGTTCACTAATAGTTACTCAAGGTATAACAGGATCACTGTTTGGAACAGCATCTTATGCTACAAATGCATTAACATCTTCATATGCTCTAAATGGGGGAGTAACACAATTACTAGCAGGACCAAATGTAACACTATCACCAACCAATGGTTTAGGGCAAGTTACAATTAGTTCAACTAGTGGTGGAGGTGGATTTAATACAGCAACCGGTTCATATGGTAGCTTTTACGATACAACTATACAAACTAATGTAGCGGGTACAGCTCGTTCAATGTCTTTAAATACAACAGACATTACAAACGGAGTATCAGTATCAGGATCAACAAATCCTTTTAACACTTATATTAAAACAGAAAATGCTGGAGTATATGATATACAATTTTCTGCTCAAGTAGATAAAACAGATTCAGGAACAGATAAAATATGGATTTGGCTTAGAAAAAATGGAACAGATCTAACAGATACAGCTACATCAATACAATTAACTGGTAATGGGGCTCATTACGTTGCAGCATGGAATTTCTTTGTAAATGCAGCAGCAAATGATTATTTTCAATTAATGTGGTATTCACCGGATGCTAACGTACGCTTACACGCAGAACCTGCATTTGGAGTAGTACCAGGTATCCCTTCATTAATAGTAACAGTTAATAGAGTAGATCAATTTCTATCAAACACAGGATCGTTCAGTGGTCAATTCTCAGGTTCATTCTCAGGATCATTTACAGGACAGTTTACAGGTTCTTTATTTGGAACTTCAAGTTGGGCTAATAACGCTATAACTTCTTCATATATACTTAATGCTGTAAGTTCTTCATTTTCTCAAACAGCATCTTATATATTAAATGCAGTTTCAAGTTCGTTTGCTTTAACAGCTTCTTCAGTAAATACATTAAACCAAAATGTAACAATTACAGGAAGTGCATTTATAAGTACTTCTTTATATTCTCCTATAGTATATGGAGGAGTAAATTCTGGAAATAGTTTAACTTTAAGTTCAACTACTAACGCTACTAAAGGTAATATTGTATTTGGTACTTCAAATTATTCTGAATTAAATAATACTTTAGGATTAGGTGTAGCAGCAAACTCACTTGATAGACTATCCATACAAGGTATAGGTAATACATCAGCTACGGATGTTATAAGCGCTGTAAATTCTAATGGAAATGTATTATTTAAATCACAAGATAACGGACAGTTATTTATAGGACCAGTCTCATCATCAACTGCTATGGGAACTAATAACGCGTTACTTTTTATAAGTCAATCTTTAGCAACTGGTAGTACTCATACAACAACAATTTATGGAACTTTAGTAAATCAAAATATCTTCTCCAGATCTAGTAATAATGCAGCTAGTATGTTTGGTTCTTTTAATCAATATAATTTACAAATAGATCCATCACAAACTGCAACAGGAACGATTTTAGTCGGTAGAAGAGATAATATTAACTTTACTGGTTCATCACCAACATCAACAACATATATATTAGCTGACATAATTTTTGGTGGAGGAAGTACTACCCCAATATGGAGAATATCAGCAGCATCAAGTAGTGCTGTAGCTAATAATAATTCTAATACTGTAAGTTTTGGTCATCAAATATTAATAAGTCAAGGTCTTACATCCAATAGTATTAATGCTGCAGGAGGTGTTATTATAGGAGGAGGTGGAAATACATTAGGTATGAATGTTGGACCGGGTGTTATTATTGGTACTGGTAATACTTTAACTAACACAGGAGGAGGCACTCAATTTGTTATTGGATTAAATAATAATATAAATGGTAATTTTAATTCCGCTATAGGGTATTATAATTCTGCAACTACTACAAATCCTCTAACGGGACCTAATTTATCAATAGGTACTGGAGTTCAGGGATGGAATTGGGGAATAGGTTTAGCCGGATCTGCAGCAGCATCATCTTCAATAGCTTTACAATTAAAATTAGGTGGAAATATTGTTAGATATAGAAATACTAATCTTACCCCTGGTAATGGTGTTGGATATCCATTAGGTTTAGGATCTCATTCTAATATGTCTACTTTACTTATTGGAGGTCTTATTTTATCAATGGGAGGTAGCGGAAGTATTAATAGTGTAAGTGGGGTTGCTCTTGTAACTGGTTCATTATTACAAAACACATCCTTTAATTTTGGAAATAGCTTTACAGAACCCGGCACCACAATAATAGCTACTACAGGTTCTAATGCTGATTTGAGGTTAACAAATTCTGGATGGGTAAATACAACAGCAGTTTATGTAGGAACAGTATTTAGTTCTTCATTAGATATAAACAATACTGGTAGTTTATTTATTGATTGGGCTCCAAATACAGATAATGCTCAAAGAATAGGTACAGGAGGAATCCCTCCTACAGGAAGTAATTATTGGATTTGGAGAAAACCAGATGAATTTAGATTTTCAAAATCTGCAGGTCAAGCTGTATTAAATATAGATACAGCAGGTAAAATAGGTATATGGGCTGATGTTACATCATCATATTCATCTACTACTCAATTATCTGCTATGTTAGATATTAATGTAGGTTCTGTAGTTAACTCAAATGGTCAAGTATCTGTTAGTGGAAGTAATATATATCCACAAATAAGACTTAGAGGAATGTCAGGTAATCCATCATCTATTTTTACTTTAGATGGAAGCTTATGGTATTTATCAACAAATAGTAGATTGATGATTAGACAAGGTAGTAATACACGAGAAATAATAACGTCTTCAGGCTCTGTAGGAGCAGCATCAGCAGCAGCAGGATCTATTGACATAGTAGTAAATAATACAACATATAACGTTTTATATAAATGATAACAACTATAATAAACAAAGAAATTAGTATTTTTGATAAATTTGGAAAAATAGAAGCTATTTATCAAAATGGTATTTTAATTGAAAGTAATTTTATAATTATTAATGACTTTTATAAAATAGAGTCAAAGATATATGAAAATATTTCTTATACTGACGAAAATAAAGAATTAATAATTTGTAAAGGATCTAATATATCTAATAATTTTCAAGAATACATAAATTTACAAATCAATTGGACATCAACACCTAAAAATTTTAATGTAGTAAAAGATAATATTGTCGAAACTGTAAATACATATATAATGAACGTAATAAAAAATTATTGTTTATTACAATCAAATAATCAATATAAACCTGAAGATATTTATCAACAAATAAACTAAATTAAACCAAGTTATGAAAAAAATTACATTAAAACTTTTAGAAATACTAAATCTATATATAGAAATTACAGGAACAAATCCATTAAATAGTATTATTACACATGATCATGATCATGATGTATTATTAAAAGAAAACTTATCAATTTCAACTAAATTCAAATTATATAAATTAATAACATCTTTAGATAAAGAAATTGATATTTTTATTAAAAATAGAGATGAGCTAGTTAAAAAACACGGAACTACAACAGATAAAACAACTTATACTGTTATTCATGTTGATGAATTTAATAAAGAAATTGAAGAATTATTACAATTAGATATAGAGATAGAGTATCATGAGTTAATATTATCAGAATTTGAACATATTAAAACTTCAAATATTCAACCAACTTTATACAAAATGTTTTCATAAAATTCTAATCGTCTATATTTATAATAAAATAAAACTATGAAAGAAATAAAATTATCCAAACAAACTGAAATTGATATTGTTATCAAAGAATCAATAAAAGTTACTACAGATACCATTCAAATAAAACAATTAATAGATGATGGAAATTCTGTAAAAGCTGTTATAACTGCTAATGATAAAACTACTATGATAACATTATGGGAAGATCAATCTTATACAAATATAGGTCAATGGACAGATAATGATGTTGAAAATAGAATAATAGTATTATTTAGTTAAGTTTTATAATATTTATAAACATAATGGCTCCAAAATCAAAAATAGCAACAACTACATTTTTAGTTAAATCTAAAAAAGATAGAAAAGGAATTCATTCTAAAAAGAAAAATTCAAAACTAAAAACTTCAAAAAATTACACTAAACCTTATAAAGGACAAGGAAGATAATAATGGCTATAACTTTTAATAAAACTAATATTTCCACAGGAAATACAATAGAACCATCACATATAACTCAATCATATGATGCTTTTACTGCTCAAACAGCATATGATATAACATTATCAGGCTCATTAACTTTAACAGGCTCGATAAAATCATATAATGGTTTTACAGGTAGTTTTACTGGAAGTTTAAATGGAGATTTTATTGGATATAATAGTATATCTCCAGTTTCTATTAAAGTAGGTTTTACGACTGCGGTAATTTTAAATCCTTCAACTCCAACAGCTATTGTCCCACCATTTCCAGTTAATAATATTATAAACGTAACATTAACTCCTCAAACATCAGCAGTAGGATTAGATTGGTATCCAGTTCTAACAAGTATTTCATCACCATCATTCACAATAACAGCTAATAATCCCTTAGCAACTTACTCATCATCTCTAGTCACAGTCATTGCTACAATATTTTACAACTAATAAAAATTATATATCATGAATCAAGTTTTAACCCAAGAAGAATTAAACATTTTAAAATCTATTAGAGAAGAATATAGTAATCTAATAGTTAATTTAGGTCAAATAGAAGTAGATTTAGTTAATTTACTTGAATATAAAGAAAGTTTAAAACAAACTTTAAAAAGTATTAAGCAAAAAGAAACTAATGAAGTTGACCAAATTAGAAAAAAATATGGAGATGGTAATATTAATTTAGAAACAGGAGAATTTTCTGTTATTTAATATTATCTTTAAATAGTTTCATCATATTTATTAACAAACAATAATTTAATATAAAATAAAAATGGCTGAAACTTTATTATCCCCAGGAGTATTAGCAAGAGAAAACGACCAATCTTTTGTTAGTCAAATCCCTGCCCCTGTTGGTGCAGCAATTATAGGTCCTACTGTAAAAGGTCAAGTTAATGTTCCTACTATAGTAACATCATATAGTGATTATTTACTTAAATTCGGAGACACTTTTGATAGTGGTTCAGATCAATATTCTTACTTTACATCAATATCAGCATATAATTACTTTTTAAATGGAGGAAATAGTTTATTAGTAACTCGTGTAGCAAGTGGTTCTTTCACTTCAGCTACATCTTCATTTGTATCATCATCTTTAGCTCCAGTTAATGGTTCATCTTTTGTATTAGAAACTATTTCTCAAGGTATTAATCAAAACAGCACAGGACCATTAAATTCTGATGGAACTTTAGATAGTGGATCTGCTAATAATATTAGATGGGAAATTGTATCTCCAAATACATCATCAGGAACATTTTCATTATTAGTAAGAAGAGGAGATGATAGTACTAATGTAAAAACTGTATTAGAAACTTGGACTAACTTATCATTAGATCCTTTCTCAACTAACTATATATCTAAAGTAATAGGTGATTATTCCAATACTCTAACTTTAGATAGCAGTACAGGAAACTATTATATCCAACAAAGTGGAAGTTTTCCGAATATGAGTAACTATATTAGAGTTAAAAGTGTAGGATTCAAAACACCTAATTTCTATTCAAATTCTGGTACTGCAAAATCAATATATACAGCTTCAATTCCGTTAGCCTCTAGTGGTTCATTTGGAAGTGCTACAGGATTTTTAGCTGTAGGTACTGCTAACTATTATGAAAATATTAATAATAGTAATACTCAAGGATTAGTAGCTGGAAATTATACAACAGCAATTAATATTTTAGCTAATCAAGATGATTATCAATATAACGTAATAACTGTTCCTGGATTAGCATATACTAATGCTAATCATCAATCAACTATAAATTCATTAATTAATACTATTGAAACAAGAGGAGATGCTATCGTAGTTATAGATACCAATAATTATGGAGCTAATGTTCTTAACCCAACTACTATAGCAAACGGTATCGATTCTAGTTATGCTGCTACTTATTGGCCTTGGATACAAACAAATGATCCAGGAACTGGAAATACAGTATGGGTTCCCGCATCTACAATGATTCCATCAGTATATATAGCTAATGATAATCAATCCGAACCTTGGTTTGCACCTGCAGGTGTAAATAGAGGTGGTTTAACTAGAGCTATTAGAGCAGAAAGAAAATTATCTAACTCAGATAGAGATACTTTGTATCAAAATAAAGTTAACCCAATAGCTACATTTCCAGGATCTGGAGTTACAGTATTTGGTCAAAAAACATTACAAACTAGAGCATCAGCTTTAGATAGAGTAAATGTTAGACGTTTATTAATATCTCTTAAATATTATATATCACAAATAGGTAAAACTTTAATATTTGAGCAAAATACAATAGCTACTCGTAATTCATTTTTATCACAAGTAAATCCATATTTAGAATCTGTTCAACAAAGACAAGGTTTATATGCTTTTAAGGTCGTGATGGATGATAGTAATAATACCCCTGATGCTATAGATAGAAACCAATTAATTGGTGCTATTTACTTACAACCAACTAAAACAGCAGAATTTGTATATTTAAACTTTAATATACTTCCAACAGGTGTAGAATTCCCGGTATAAAATAATCAAAAATAAATAAAATGAGATAAAGCGACTAATTTTAGTCGCTTTTTTTCTTGAAAACATATTTTTTGTTCCCGCAATCCCAAACACGCCTATATTTGTTAGCTAACATATTTTCATATTCTGATATATTATTATCAAATATTGGTAATAATTTATTTAATTTATGTTTTTGACATGACATTCTATTTAATATATTAGAATTTTTCCAATAAAAATAAGAGGGACTAGTATTTTTATCAAATACAAATCCTAATTGTTTATATAAATTACCTTCCGAAAATCTCCTATCAGCAAAAGTAATAATTTCTTCTTCTATATTTAAATGATTTTTTACAAAATGAGAAAATAATTTAGATGCCCCTCCAACAATCATATGGTTTAATTTATTGCAAAAACGTACTAATTCCATTTGATTAGAATTTTTCTGAAAACGATTTTTCCCAAAGGTCATAACAGATACTAATTCATTATTATAATATAAACCTAAATTAACTTTAGAATAACAATAACCTTGTATATGATTATTATTTAAAAATGTTCTTAATACGGATGTATCAATTATTGGTTTAATAATACATTTACGAGCGTATATTTTATTAGTAATTTTACCTAATTTACTTCTAATAATTGATTCTAATATAGGTTTTTTATAAATCCATTCATAATCAAATATATGTATAAGCTGTATATTCTTTTCATTACAATGGTTTGTTTTATATAAATGATAATCTTTATATTTTCCCATAGATTCTGAATGCCAATAAATCCCATTAATTTCAAAAGCAATATTTAATTCTGGTATTAATATATCTAATTCTAATCTATTTGGTAATATATCTTTATTTCTTAATTGTATAACATTTTTAGGTAATAATTTATTAATAAAAGTATATATTTCCTCTTCTATTATTGAATATCCTTTATTATCTGAACAATCACAAGAGGGTAAATAACCATTTGCTAATGATACTGTGGAAGTATTATTACATAATTTACATTTAAATCCAAACTTATTATCTTCATAAAATGTTAATTTATTATCTAATAATGTTTTTTTATCAAAAAGTGGAATTAAATTTGTTTGTTCACAATATTTAACTATTTTTTCCCATTTTATATTAACAAAATTTATTCTATCTTTAGGTTTATTTTTAAGTGAAATAGATACTTTATCAGCAATATCTTTATTCATCATAGCCACAGGTACATTATATCTCTCTTGGATAGTATTATCTGATTTTTCCTTAAATTCAGGAACTAAAAAAGGATTTTCAACTCCATATTTTTTCCTTAAATTATTTTTATATGTATCTTGTACTTCTTTAGATTTAAAAGCAATTTCATTTCCATATTTTTCTAAACAAGTTTTTTTTCGCTTTTCCATCCATGTTTTATCAACACCCTTAAATTGTTGAGCACAGGGACCAGAACAAAATTGTCTGGTTTTAGATAATAAAGTAAAAAATTCTTTATTACATAATTTGCAAATATTACTTACTTGTTCTTTTTTAGGTCTAGCCATATCATTTAGGTTTAAATACTTATACGTTGATAAATATTATAAAAATAATCAAAAATTATATTAATATTATATTTATAAATAAAAAAATAAAATGGCAACAATAAACGCAAACGAAATATTCTATACAGCTTTCGAGCCCAAACAACAAAACAGATTTATACTATATGTAGATGGTTTTCCATCATATATAATCAAAGCAATCTCAGGTTTAGGATTCTCACAAGATGAAATAGTATTAAACCATATGAATATTTTACGTAAAGTAAAAGGTAAAACTAAATGGAATGATGTTACTTTAACCCTATTTGATCCTATTACCCCTTCAGGTGCACAAGCCGTAATGGAGTGGGTTCGTTTACATCACGAATCTATAACTGGACGAGATGGTTATTCTGATTTTTATAAAAAAGACATCACATTAAATGTATTAGGACCAGTAGGTGATATTGTATCTGAATGGATACTCAAAGGAGCATTCATTAAGAGTGGTGAATTTGGAGAATATAACTGGGATAATGAATCAGCAGCTCAAAACTTAACTATGACACTTGCTGTTGATTATTGTGTCCTCAATTTCTAAGTTTGGTTAAGAAAACAACCATCTAATCATATTTTTAAACCTCCTCATATATTTATAACAAAACATTACTTTCCCGAAGTATACAGGAAAATTGGTTTGGCTTTTGCCAAACCTTTTTTTATATTTATAATACAAATTATATTTTAATATATTTATTATCAAAAAACAAACATGAAAAACATTATTTTAATTAGCTTAATTGCTGTAACTTTAACCCTCACATCTTGCTCTGGGGAAAACAATTCAAAACAAATTACCACAGATTCTACATCTGTTGATTCATTAAAAGTTGATTCTATCGTGATAGATAGTATTTATGGATCGGATTCTATTAAATAACATTAATAACCAATAAAAATTATGGATAATCAAGTTATAGATCAAAACACCAAACCAAAGTTCCCAACAGAAACTATTACTCTTCCTTCTAAAGGTTTAATATATCCCCAAGATAATCCACTATCAAGTGGTAAAATCGAAATGAAATATATGACTGCTAAAGAAGAAGATATTTTAACAAATGAAAATTATATTAAACAAGGAATTGTTTTTGATAAATTACTACAATCATTAATTATATCTCCTATAAACTATGATGATTTAATTATTGGAGATAAAAATGCTCTATTAATTGCTGCTCGTATATTAGGATATGGTAAAGATTATAATTTTAAATATAATAATGATAATATAACAGTTGATTTAACCGAATTAGCTGAAAAACATCTTGATGATTCTTTAATTACACCTAACACTAATGAATTTCATTTTGAATTACCTCATTCAAAAAATAAAATTACATTTAAAATATTAACATCAGGTGATGAAAAGAAAATTGATAGTGAAATAAAAAATCTAAAAAGAATTAATAAAAATATTTCAGCTGAATTATCAACACGAATGAAACATATTATTACTTCAATAGAAGGTGATTCATCAACTAAAACTATTAGAGATTTTATTGATAATTATTTATTAGCTAAAGACTCTCAGGCATTAAGAGAATATATTAAAAAAATACAACCCAACATCGAATTAGTATTTGATTATGATGGTCCTAATGGTCTTGAGGAGGAGATTGCATTGCCATTAACGGCTAACTTTTTTTGGCCTTCAAATTGAGGATAGAGTTAATCTATTTAAACAAATACATGAAATAATATTTTATGGAAAAGGTGGATATGATTGGGAAACAGTTTATAATTTTCCTATTTGGTTAAGGAATTATACTTATCAATTAATAGTTGAAGCATATGAAAATGAAAGAAAAGCTAATGAAAAAAACCAAAATCAAATAGATTTAAATAATCCATCCAATTTCAAAAATAAAAGGTAGTATCAAAAGTACTACCTTTTCATATTTATAATAAAATAGATATTAATGGCCAAAGCTAAAAAAAATACAACAGAAGCTGAATTAAGACAACAAACACAAGAAACAGCTGTTATTATTGAAGATGCTTTACGGAGTATAGCAGATAATATAGGAGATTTATTTAAAGAAGCTCTAGAAGCTGGAGAAGATATATCTAAAGCTTTTGTAAAAGATTTTAATAAAGAACTTCAAGGATTATATAAACTTTCATCTACTATAAATAATCTTCAAGAAAAAGCCGTCAAAGGTAAACTTTCAGAAAGAGATATTTCTAAAGTATTATTAGACAGACAAAATAAAATTAATACTTTAAAAATACAACAACAAATAGCAGAAAGAAAAGGACTTAGTATAGCTGAAGATTTAAAAAAAGAACTTGAAGAAATCATTTCATTTAATGAAGGAATAGAAGAAAGTTTAAAAGAACAGTTAGAATATTCTAATAAAATAAAAAAAGCATTAGGATTAACAGGAACTGCTATGTCTGGATTAGAAAAAATAACTAAAGAATTAGGACTTAGTGGTTTAGATGATGTTTTTGCTAGGGGTAGGGAAGAAGCGGAAAAAATGGCGACACAATTAATGAATGCTGGTAAGAATATGGGAAGCTTTTCTACTAAATTAAAAGTAGCATTTGCTGGGATGAAGGGGATGGCAAGGGGAATTGGACAATTTTTCAAACCAGAAGCTATATTAGCAGGAATAACTGGGATTATTTCTAAAATGGTAAGTTTTATTAAAGAGGCTTATGAAGAAGGAAAAAATGCAGCTGCAAGGATAAGTGAGGAAAATGTTGGGATGGCTAGAAGTATAGGTTTAGCCCAAAGTGAAGCTACTAAATTAGCTGAAAATTTTAAAGGAATAGGCCCAACAGTAGCCGCATCTAAACAATCAGTAGAAGGAATATATACTGCTTTAGGTACTACTGAAAAATTAAGTAATAATACTTTAAAAACATTTATTAAATTAAATACCTATGCTGGTATGTCTGCTGAAAATTTAGCTGAAATCCAAAGATTATCTAAAGTATCAGGACAAGATGCTGGAGTATTAGCTTCAAATATGGCTAATACTGCATTGCAGATGAAGAAAAATTATAATTTATCTATTAGTGTAAAAAATCTATTAGCGGAAACTAGTAAAGTATCAAATATATTAAAAGTTAATTTAGGAGGTTCAGGAACAGCTTTAGTAAAAGCAGTTGCCCAATCTAAATCTTTAGGTTTAGAATTTGACAAAATTGAAGGTATAAGTAATAGTTTACTTAATATAGAAGATTCAATATCAGCTCAAATGGAAGCTGAATTATTAACTGGTAAATCTTTAAATCTTGAAAAAGCAAGAGAATATGCTTTAAATCATAATATAGAAGGATTATCTAGTGAAATAGCTAAGAATTTTGGTTCAATAAATGAATTTCAAAATTTAAACACCATCCAACAAGAAGCCTATGCTAAAGCTATAGGAATGACTAAAGAAGATTTAGCTGGTGTTTTAATAGCACAAAAAGAAAATCGTAACATACAAGGTGA